TGCGTAATGGTTAAGATTGTAGTAAAGAAAAAAGGTGTAATGCGTAACCCGATTGGCAACAAGAACCTGCGATTTGTGACTAAGGATGGCAGGATTTCTAACAACCAAGGCTACTTGAATGTGTCTCGCTGTCTAAAGACAGGACAATTCACTGAACGTAATACTATTGAAATCAACCTGTAGGAGTTAAGATATGATACAGAATGTTGTGACATACTGTGTAGCAGACAAGAAAGACTTGCCAAAAGTGGAAGAATGGTATATGAATAATTATCCACCGCTTGGGTACATGACTAAGGTAGAAAAGATTGTTGAACTTGAAGAAGGCGGGGCAGAGATTACATTCTCTCGCCTTTCCTCTTGTGATTAAAAGGAGAATAAAGACATGGCTAAGAATGTGTTTGGAAAGACAGTGAAAGTTGACAATGCATATGCAACCTATCGTGTGGATAACCCACTGAATGGGATGTACTTTGAATGGAAGGTATTGAAGGCATGGCAAGGCCGTGATAAAGAAGATACCAACCCATATGCACGATGGTTTTGTGCAGTGAAATCCCCTATGACCAACGACAGATGGGAGATGGGAGATGTATATGCTAGTGAAGTCAAAGACTTAGCACAACTTGTTGAAGCAACAGATGAATGGAAACAATATGAAAAAGTTTGAGGTAAATGTGCTTGATATTTATCAGAAAATATATATAGTAGAAGCTGCGGATGAAGAAGAAGCGGCTGACCTAGTTATTGATGGTGATGTTGAGCCTTCACACAGTGAGTTAGGTATGTCCCAGATTGAAGATGTAAAGGAGATTAGATATGAGAACTAAAGTGAAAGAGTTTGACCAGCAAGCTAAGATGGTTGTGTCTTGTAGTGATATTTCAATGGCAACAGTAGGTCTGTGGGCTGAGTATGACAGACAAAGAGCAAATGGAAATATTCACATGGCTGAATCAACCTATGAGTTGATGACCAAGTTTCGTGATGCCCTAGAACAGAAAGGTTTTTGGCAATGAGAGTAGATTTTTTCAACGCAAACTATGACTATCTCACAAGCTGTATGCTTGATGACGATACGATTGGCAGTAAAGTAAACAATAAAAAGGCAGTCGAAAGGGCTGTCTTACTTGAGGAAGTAACGCCACTTGCATTGTATGCAGTGGCAATCAGGCAAGACATTCAACCAGAATGGTTTGTCTCTGAGTATGGCAGTTGGGTTCCGATTGCTGACCGTTCATATGCAAAGGTAATGATGGAGAGTGAAGATGATGCTACACGAATTTTACAGTGATGATGACTGCACAAGAGGAGATTCCTCTTACCGTAAAGCCTCAGTGTTTAAGGAACCTGATGGTTCCTACACTGTGGTAATGATACAAGACGCAGCCATCGTAGAAGAACGTAACATAACAGGACACAGTGAACAGTATGCAGAAGACTGCGCTGAGAACTGGGTACTAGGTATAATCAAAGGAGATAAGTAATGAATATACTTGAACAGAAGTTCAAAGAATTTGATGAGGCAAACCCAGACGTATGGTTGTTGCTTATTAAGTTTGCAGATGAAGTTGCTAAGACAGGACGCACTAAGTATAGTGTCAAAGCCATCTTTGAAAGGATACGTTGGCACACCGAAATTGAAACAAAATCGGACACGCCCTTCAAACTTTCAAACAATCATACAGCATACTATGCAAGAAAATATATGAATACTTTCCCATATAGAAAGGGTTTCTTTCGTCTTAAGAAATTGAGAGGAGATAATAATGAATAAGCTAGAAGAATTTGAGAAGGCAAAGGTTGCCATCACAAAGGCACTTGCTGCTACCAATAGTCTGTCTATGACAGAGAGTGGGTTGCTGGATGACATTCACCTCTCGCTAGAGAAAGCAGACAAAGGTATCAACAGGTTTATCAGTACCATTAAACGTGGTGGGAAGGTGTACTAATGCCAACATATCACGCCGCTGTAATGGGTACAGTAATCAGACACGTTCAAGTTGATGCTGCCTCTGTAGAGTTAGCAGAGATGGCAGCAATGAAAGAGTGGGCTAACCTTACAGGTGGAGAGTTTACCACCTCTGAGGTTGCTGGAATGTGGGAAGAAGTTTCAGAAAAGGAGATACAGTTATGAAAGTAAAGGATACATTCACACCTATCGAAGCCAATGCCATCATGGTAATGCTTGACAGTGAAATGGAAAGCCTTCTTGGGTATGAGTATAGAGGGCTAGAAGATTGGGAAAACTTTGACCTTGACGCAGCCAAGCTTACAGCTTATAAGAAGTTTCGTACTTGGTATAATGAAAACTACATGGGTGGAGATAAGAGTTGAGACATGAAGAGTATATGAAATCACAACTAAGAAAGCAGCTTCAGAAAGTTGATTACCTTAACAACGGTATTAGAAAGGAAGATAAAATTATGGAACTTACAATGGAGAATAAAGAGAAATTACTGAAGGTTCACAATGACTTGAAGGAAGCACTTCAATCTGTTGATGAGATGAGAACACTCACCTTGAAAGATATTTCTGGTATTGAAGAAGCAGTCTATACACTAAGGCGTGTGTTTGAATTTCAACCACCTATTGATAGTGATGGTCACAAAGCATTCTGGAGAAACGATTGGGTTATGAAGGAGGAGGATAGTAGTGATGCAGGATTGTTTTAATTACACAGACCATTGCGAGGTTCCTGATGTACAACTACAGCTTGTCAGTGATTGTGCTGACAAGCACCCACATGAACTAAGCATTGAAGAAATCAATGAGTTCCTGACTGAGTATCATAAACATTTTGGTGAGGTGATTTTACATGTCTAACCTATGGGAGAAAGATAAGAAGCGTCTGTTCAAAGAACTATACCATCAGTACTTAGATGAGGGGTATACATCCAAGGAAGCAAAGAAGATTGCGACTGAGGAAGCAGATGAAATCTATTCTGAGAGCGAAGACTTTGCGTATAGTCTCGCCTCATCGGAGGATAGAGATGACACCTGAGTTGATAGAAGAATATCAGAGTGATGATGGCACAAGAGAAGCTACCATATCTATTGCAGATATAAACATGAGTATGTTTAGATATACATATGAGATAATCTTTGCATCAGATGGTAAGATTGTAGGCAAACATCACATCGAACTTCTTGAAGCAGCAAGAGTATTAGCAAAGCGTTGGGTAACGAAAGGAGAGTTAGTAGAATGGAATTAAATGAGTATCAAAGAATGGCATCAAAGACTGCCATCTATCCAGAGGAACACGAACTTACATACGCTGCCCTTGGGTTGGCAGGTGAAGCAGGTGAGGTTGCTAACAAAGTTAAGAAGCTAATTCGTGATGGTATTGACCCGGATACATACGATGCTAAGAGGGCAGAGATTGCTGATGAAGTGGGTGATGTACTATGGTACATTGCAGCCCTCTGTAAGGACTTGAGAGTGGACTTAGAGGACGTTGCTAGGGGTAACCTACACAAGCTTGCAGACAGGCAGCGTAGGGGCAAGATAGGTGGAAGTGGAGACACAAGGTGATTGAGATTGTATACAAGACTAACTCTGGCAACAAAGTTGTTGACAGGGTGGAGAACAAAGCAGAGGGTGAGCGTTGGATAGAAGAAAGAGCAATGCTTGCAAAGGTCATTGGGTTGGCTACATTAAAATCAAAACATATGCTTCACATCCTTGACAGTAAGGAACCACTAGCTATATACTACTGTCGTACTGTAAATTAGAAAGGAAAGACTATGCAGCAACACGAATCTACTAAACAGATTAGCCGTGGCGAATGTCCTACCTGTGCATCATCTGATGGCAATGTCCTATATGATGACGGTCACAAGTATTGTTTCGTCTGTAACACATACACAAAGAAAGAAGGAGATGCACATATGAATACACAACCAGCACCAATCCAAGGCGTATACCAGAACCGCTTCACTGATGGAGTGATTGACAGCCTACCAGAACGTAGCATCAGCAAGGACACCTGTAACTTCTACGGTGTCAAGGTTGTCAAGGATATGACAGGTGCTAATGCCAAACACATCTATCCTTATCACGACATAAATGGTTCTCATACCGCCAACAAGATACGTCAAGTATCAACCAAGTCTTTTATGTCTGAGGGTGCATTACCTGCAGCCACCTTGTTTGGGCAGAAACATTTCCAACAGGCAGGTAAGTTTATTACTGTATGTGAGGGTGAGTTAGATGCAATGGCTGCTTATGAACTGATGGGTTCCAAGTGGCCTTCAGTGTCTATCAAGAATGGCGCACAGTCTGCATTGAAAGATGTGAAGGCTCAGTATGATTACCTCAATAAGTTTGATACCATTGTGTTATGCTTTGACAACGATGAGCATGGTACTAAGGCTGCTAATGCGGTGGCTCAGTTGTTTGAACCCAACCGCTGTAAGATTATGGACTTGTCCTTGAAGGATGCCAATGAATACCTCAAGCAGAACAAGCGTGAAGAGTTCACACGGCAGTGGTGGGGTGCAAGACCTTACACACCTGCAGGTATCTTCAACCTTGCAGACATTACAGAGCGTATGTATGCAGAGAATAACAAAGAGACTGTGCTATATCCCTATCAGGGATTGAATGATAAGCTATTCGGTATGCGTACTGGTGAACTTGTCACACTGACAGCGGGTACTGGTGCTGGTAAGAGTAGCATGATGCGTGAACTTATGCACCACCTACTCACACAGACACAACATAATGTGGGTGTCTTTTCCCTAGAGGAAAACATTACACAGACTGCATTCCATCTCATGTCTGTTGAAGCCAATGACCGTATCTACATTGATGAGATACGAAAGAACTACACCTTGGAACAACTCAAAGCTATTGAGGACAAGACCATTGGTACTCGCAGGTTCTTTGCCTTTGACCACTTTGGTTCAATGACTACAGATGAGATACTGAGCCGTGTACGTTACATGGTCAAGGCTCTTGACTGTAAGTTCATTCTGATTGACCACCTATCTATCCTTGTCTCAGGCTTGGATGGTGCAGATGAACGGCGTAACATTGACCAGCTTATGACTAAGCTGCGTAGCTTGGTGGAAGAAACACAGTGTGCTATGTTACTTGTGTCTCACTTGCGTAGAGCATCAGGTGACAAGGGTCAGGAAGAAGGTAAAGAGATTTCTCTTAACCATCTACGTGGTTCACATAGCATTGCACAAATCAGTGATGCAGTGATTGCATTGGAACGTAACCAGCAAGACAGTGACCCTGTCAAAGCTAACACTACCACAGTCAGGGTTCTAAAGAACCGTTATGCAGGTGAGACAGGTGTAGCAACCTACTTGCTTTATGATAAGGATAGTGGTAGGATGTCAGAAATCGACAACCCATTTGAGAATACAGATGACACAGACATGGAGGACTTTCTATAATGCGAGTAACACTAGACATTGAAACTGATGCCATTGATGCTACATTAATACATTGTATTGTTGCAGAGGATTTGGATACAGGCAATGTCAAGGAGTGGCATGGTGAGAGCATCAAAGAGTTCCCTGCTTGGGCAGACACAGTAGATATATTTGTGATGCACAATGGGGTATCCTTTGATGCACCTGTCTTGAACAGACTTACAGGCAGCAACATTCCTTTAAGGAAGGTTAGAGACACACTAATCTTATCGCAACTTCTTGACCCCTCATTAGAGGGTGGACATTCTCTTGGTGCATGGGGTGAACGACTTGGGTTTGGTAAGACAGACTATAATGACTTCACTCACTTCAATGAAGAGATGTTAAAGTATTGTATCAACGATGTTAAACTAACTACTAAGTTATATAAACATCTAGTACCTCAACTTAAAAAGTATTCTAAGAAATCTATTAAGTTAGAACATGAGGTGAGAGCAATCGTTGATGTACAAGAACGCAATGGCTTTACTCTTAACGTACCAGAAGCATCCTGTTTGGTTGCTAGGTTAGCAGATGAAGCCGCTGTAATTGAGAAAGAGATGCAGGAAATATTCCCACCCATTATACATGAGCGTTGGTCTGAGAAAACAGGCAAGCGTTTAGCGGATAAGGTTGAGAACTTTAATCCTTCATCAAGACAGCAGATAGGCAAGCGTCTTATGGACAAGGGCTGGAAGCCAGAGAACTTCACACCAACAGGACACCCCATCGTGGATGAGGGAACGCTGAAGGATGTGGACATTCCAGAAGCACAGAAGATTGCACACTATCTACTATTACAAAAGCGTGTATCACAAGTTAAGTCTTGGCTTGATGTGGTACAGGATGATGGTAAGGTTCATGGCAGAGTTATGACCTTGAAGGCTATCAGTGGAAGAATGGCACACAACTCACCGAACATGGCTCAGATACCTGCAGTCTATTCACCTTATGGTAAGGAATGTCGTGCCGTATGGATTACTAGCAGCCCAGAATACAAACTTCTAGGTTGTGATGCTAGTTCTTTAGAACTAAGATGTCTTGCCCACTACATGGGTGATGACAAGTTTACTGCAGAGGTAGTGGGTGGTGACATTCATACTGCTAATCAGAATGCTGCAGGATTACCTACTAGAGATTCAGCCAAGACATTCATCTATGCATTAATTTATGGTGCAGGTCCTGCTAAGATTGGTAGTATTGTAGGTGGTGGTGCTAAAGAAGGTAAAGATATTATGTCTAAATTTATGACTAATATGCCAGCCTTAAAATCTTTGCGTGATAAGATTGACAAGGCAGCATTAACTGGTTATATAAGAGGACTTGATGGCAGACTGTTAAAGGTTAGACAGCAACACGCTGCAGCTAATCTTCTATTACAGGGTGCAGGTGCAATCATTTGTAAGGAATGGTTACGCCAAATAACATTAGCTGCACGACAGGGTTTTAACTACCGCCTTGTCGCCAGCATTCACGATGAGTACCAGTTTGAAGTTCAAGCTGACCAAGCTGAAAGGTTTGGGTTATTAACTCAGCAAGCAATGAAGCGGGTTGAGAAAGAACTAAACGTCTTATGCCCACTAGACAGTGAGT